CGCCGAACAGGTCGTGCGCCGGGTTCTTGTGGTGCGTGGTGTCGGGCGCGGAGACCCGGCGGACGCTGGAGGCGATGAGAACGGCGCGCTCCCGGGTTTGCGGGACGCCGTAGTTGGCGGCGTTGAGGGTCCCGGTCCACACGCTCCAGCCGAGGCGGCGGAGTTCCTCGGCGTACACCTTCCACAGCGGGAGGACGCCGGGCACCTGCTCAAACGCCGCCCACTCCAGGGGTATACCGCCGTCGGTGTCACCGTTGATCAGCGCGTGCAGGTAGCGGGCGGGTTCCAGGATGAGGACGGTGACGAACGCGTCGTCGCGGGCTGCGGCCTCCAGCCGGTCGCGCGACCACGGGTTTCGGCGCTTGGCGTTGGCGGCCTCCTGCTCGGCGAGCGCGGCCGGGTAGATCTGGTCGCGAAGTTCCTGGCGGCAGTCGTCGCCGCGCATCATGCGCTGGATTCCTTCGGCGAGCAGGCCCATGACCTTCAGGCCGAACTGCTTGCCCGCAGCGGAGAACTTGGTGCAGGGCGGGGAGAAGATGCCGCCCCACACCTTGCCGATCAGCGGGTCCAGGGCGAAGCAGGACACGTCGACACGGACGGTGGTGTGGCCAGCGGCGGCCCGGGTCTTGCATGCCGCCTCGTCCCACTCAAGGCCGACGTCATGCAGGCCGATCATGCGCAGGCCCTCCGACCAGCCGCCTGGGCCAGCGAAGAGGTCGAGGATGATGCCGGGCTGCTTCGGCGCCCAGGCGAGTGCGAAACTCACGCTGCGTCTCCGTCCTGGCGATTGCTGGTGCTCAATGGGTGCTCCCTGGGTCGGTAGGGTTCGGGGGCGGGCTGGGCGCGGTTGCTGCGCGCCCAGCCCGTGCAGCGGTCACGGGGCGGGGATGGAGGCCGGGTCGACGTCGGGGTGCGTGAACCGGACGGGCTTGCCCAGCGCCCGGGCGTAGGCGATCTCGGCGGTGGTCGACGAGCCGATGTAGTCCCCGACGACGAGCACCTCATCGGCGATGCGGATCTTCGCCCGGTGCAGGTGGTCGAGCCGCACCTTCAGGGCCTCGGCCTCTACCGGGTCGCCCCACAGCTCGTGCGGCTGCTTCATGTTGCAGCCGGGCTTGACGACGATGTTCCCGGCCGCCGTCTCACGCAGGTCGGCCTCGGTCATCTCGGCCATGAAGCGCGTGGAGCCGCAGATGACGACGATCGGCGGAATGTCGAGGCGCTCTTTGGCGTCGGCGAGCTTCTCTTCCGGGCTGAGCAGTTCGGGATACGACATGTGCTTCTCCTTCGGGTTGGCGGGTGGGGGTGTTGGTGGATGCCGGCGGCGGTGAAGCCACGGCAGGCAGGCGGGCGAGGTCAGGCGGCGTCTTCGTCCTGGGCGGCCCAGCCGCAGGTCCAGGTGGTGCCACATCCGGGGCACTGGTAGGTGGCCAGTACGGAGCCGGGCCCGTTGGGAGTGACGGTGACGGGCGTTATGGCGGGGCTGTCTTCGGTGAGGCAGCGGTCGCAGGTGTCGAGGTAGGGCACGGGAGTTCTCCTTTCGGGGGCGGGGTGTCAGGCCTTGGCCATGTCGACAAAGCGGGCATAGTGCCCTTGGAAGGCGACGGTGATGGTGGCGGTGGGCCCGTTGCGGTGCTTGGCGACGATCAGGTCGGCTTCGCCGGCGCGCGGCGATTCCTTGTCGTAGGCGTCGTCGCGGTGCAGGAGGATCACGATGTCGGCGTCCTGCTCAAGCGATCCGGACTCGCGGAGGTCGGACACCATCGGCCGCTTGTCCTGGCGCTGTTCGGGGCCGCGGTTGAGCTGCGAGAGGGCGACGACGGGCACGCCGAGATCCATGGCGAGGGTCTTCAGGCCGCGGCTGATCCTCGACACTTCCTGCTGCCGGTTGTCGTTGCGGCCCTGCGATTCGCCGTTCATCAACTGCAGGTAGTCGATGACGACGAGACCGAGCCCGCGCTGGCGCTGGATGCGCCGACAGTGCGAGCGGATCTTGGCGAGGGTGATGCCGGTGTCGGCGACGATGAACAGTGGCGACGACTGCATGTCCTTGCCGGCCTCGATCAGCTTCATGACCTTCGCGTCGTCGACCGGACCCTTGGTCTTCATCCAGTGCAGCGGGTACGTGGCGTGCGCCGACAGGAACCGCTTCTCCAGCTCCTTGCGGCCCATCTCCAGCGAGAAGAACAGCGTCGGAATGTCGTTGCGGATCGCGGTGTAGCGGGCGAAGTCGCCGCCGAGGACGGACTTGCCCATGGCGGGGCGGGCGGCGATGAGCACGAACTGGCCGGGCAGAAGGCCGCCGGTGAGGATGTCGAAGTCGTCGAAGCCGGTCAGCAGGCCGAGCTTGGGCCCGTTCTCGCGGACATCGACGACCTCGGCGACGGTCTCGAGGATGTCGACACCGATCGACAGGTCTTCGTCACCCGCGTCGGTGAGCCCAGCAAGGCCCTCGAGGACGTCGTAGGCGTTCTGGACGATCTCGTCGGGGCTGTGCTCGCCGCTGCGGGCCTCCTGCGCCATGCCGCTGCCCGCAGCGAGGATCTTCCGCAGGACGGCCTTCTCGCGGACGACAGTGGCGTAGTACTCGGCGTCGGCGATGGACGGCACACCCTGGACCAGGGTGAACGGGTAGCCGTGGCCGCCGCACCGGGTCAGGTCGCCGTCTCGTTCGAGGCGGTTACTGAGGGCGATCTGATCGTGGGGGGCGCCGTCGTTGTGGAGGTCGACAAGCGCCCGGTAGATCGTTTCGTGAGCAGGGCGGTAGAAGTGCCCGGGTTCGAGGATCTCGACGACCTCCTCGATCACCCGACTGGAGACGATCATTGCGCCGAGGACGGCCCGCTCGGCGTTCAGGTCGATCGGCGGAATGTCCGCGAAGTCGTCGGCGGGCGGCTCGTCGTGGTCGTGGGTCATGAAGCCTTCCTGAAATCGGTTCCGGTGAACGGGATGAAGGTGGAGCCGCCGTCGGCGAACCGGGACTGCGTGCGCGGGCCGAGCGGCTCAAGGGTGGGCAAGTTGGTGGAGATCAACGTCGGGAGCTGGTTCTGCCAGCGGGCATCGATCAGTTGGGCGATCGCGTCGACCGTCCACGGGTAGAGCTGGCTGGCGCCCAGGTCATCGAGGGCCAGCAGCGGGCACTCGGCCCACGTCTGCAACCGCTCCCGGTCGACGGGCCGGTCCGCGGCGGCCTTGAACTCGAAATCCGAGACCAGGTAGAAGCGGCCGAACCAGCCGCGGCGGATCAGCAGTTCGCCGATCTTCCACAGGTGCCAGGTCTTGCCCGTGCCGGGCTCCCCCAGCAGCAGCAGCGAGGCGTGCGAGCCGGCGAGGAAGTCGCTGACCCACTTCTCAACCTCGGGCTGGACGTCGGCGTCCACGTTGAACGCCTTGGGGCGGCGGGCGAGATAGCGGTCAAGGGTCTGCGCGCGGATCTCGGCGCGGGCGGCTGCCTGCTCGGCGTCATGCCGGGCGCGCCGCTCTTCAGCGGAGCTCATCAGAAGGGCCTCGCGTTCTTGTAGTCGTCGGCAGTGGGTGCGGGAGCGGCAGCACCAGTGGCGGAGTGGGGGCGGTTCGGGCCGGTCCAGCCGCCCGGGACGGCGCGGAGTTGGGGTCGTCCGGTGGGCTGCGGATCGGTCAGGGATTCCCAGCGGCCGATCCAGGCCGTGACGCTGTCCGGCTCGCCGCGGTGCTCGGCTGCGGTGCACGCCGAGCGGACCATCACGTCGACGCCGAGCCGCTCGACCTGATTGCGGATCCGCTGCCAGTCGGTGAACTTCTTGATGTCCCAGGCGACTGCTCCGAGCCCGGCTGCTGCGAGGGCGTTGGCGAGCGGCTTCAACTCGTCCGGGAAGCCGTTCGTTCGTGCGGCCCAGCTAGCAGCAGTAGGTACGTCAGTACCTACTGCTTGGGTCGGGGCGGGCTGGGACGCGCGCGCGTGAGGCGGGCTGGAGTCCCCAGGGGACGCACCGTTCTGAGCTGTGGGTTTACCTGAAACTGGCGAAGAAAAACCGTCGAAAAACTTCTCTTTTTCTTCGGTTTTTCCGGAGAAATCGGGGCCGTTTTGCTTCCCGTTTCGCGGCGGAGGCGTCCCGTCCGACCCTCCCCCGGCCCGCTGTGCGCGCTTCTTCTCGGCCTCCCGCTCGCGCTCGGCGAGCACCCGCGCGCGGCTCGGGTTGTAGCGGAGGTAGTCGTGCATCACGAAGTCGCCGGGCATCGGCTGGGCGCACCGCGGGCACCCGTGGCCGTGCTCGTGCCACAGGCCGGCCTTCAGGAGCTTGGCGACCTGGGTCGGCGTGCCCTCGGCCGCGGTCTCGGCCGGAACGATCCCGTCGGTGAGGTAGGCGGCGGCGTAGGAGCCGCACATCACCCACAGACCGATGGCGGACTTGCCGGCTCGGCGCATCTTGGGGTGCGCGTGCGCCGTGTCGTCGACCTTGAACCAGGGCATCGGGACTTCCTTCAGACGGCGTGAACGGTGGAGATTGGCGGGGCCGCCGCGGATGGCGGCCCCGCGGTGCGGTTAGCGCCAGTCCGGGAGCACGTTGGTGCGGCGGCGGGCGTTGTAGGCGGTGACGATGACCTCGGCGACGCAGTGGACGACGGTGCCGCCCTGGAACTGCTGCATGCCGCGGGCCTTGCCGAGGACGCCGGATGCGCCAGCGGGGTATTCGGCGAGCTTCTTGACGAGGGCGGCCCGATCGACGGAGTCACCGAAGCGGTTGAAGATGGCGCCGATGCCAGCGAGGATCCGGCCGTCGACAGCCTCGGACTTGTAGCCCCACGCCTCGGTGACGACTCGGAGCGTCAACTCGAGGGCGTGCCCGGGGCTTCCGTCCGCCTGCTTGTCGCTCTGGTAGACCTTGTCGAGGGCGACGACGGCGGTGATGCTCTTGCTGTTGCTACGCTCTTCGATCTTCCAGCCGTGGTTTTCGACGATGCGGTTGATGGCGACCGCGTCCGGATCCCCAGCGGTGACGCGGGCGATGAACTTGAAGAGCGGCTTGACCTGACGGTTGTCGTTGTGGCCCAGGAAGAGTTCGGCTTCCTGCGCCTCGACGAGGCCGCGGAAGACGCGGCACTGGATCTTCTGATCGCCCCAGCCGGCCCGGCGCATGAGTTCGCCGCGGTTCTGTCCGTCGATCCAGACGTAGGTGTCGTTGCCGCGGTCGGAGACGATCGGTACGCCGATCTTGTTGGGGTCGAATCCTTCCTTGAGCTTCTTCTCGACCCAGTTCGGGTCGTAGGTGCGAGTGTTGACGCGGTGGTCGGTGTGGATCGCGGCGAGTGGGATCCATTCGATCGAATCGGGGGTGGACTGGGGGTCAGTGGTTACCATTGAGGTGCTCCTTGAGCTTGGTGTTGAGGCTGCGCAGCACGCGCAGCGCTTCGGAGAGGTCGCGCGTCCATTGCGCGGCCTCTTCTGCGTTGATGGATTCGTCGAGGTCGGTGACGCTGGCGAATCCGACGCAGAGTCCTGAGAGGGTCGACATGCCTTCGGCGAGCGATTTGCGCTGGGACCGCTGAGGCATTCGACGTCCGCGGATGTCGAGCCGTGGGGCTGGTGCCGGGACGACGGGCTCGGCT